CGAGATTGCGTTGGCGCTTGAGGAGTTAAGGCGCGCTTATGATCCGCGGCTTCGATCGTATGTTCTCAAATACAGCCCCGACCAGCCGCGCGTGCCCGCCGGCAATCCCGATGGTGGGCAGTGGACCAATGAGATTGCAGTCGCTTTCAACGAAGAATCCGAGGTTCTGTCCGATGCGCCTGATGCCACGGCAGCGCCGTGGGCTCAATCCGCTCAGGCGCGCGGCGGCGGTAGGCGCGGCGGTCCGATTGCGGAAGGATCTGCCGGACAGGAAGCCCGCGAGCAAGCGGCCTTCGTCCGTTGGCAGCAACTCAAGCAAACTGTCCGGGAGGTCGATCCTGATTGGAAGCCTGCTCCATATGTCACGACTTTCCCCTCGACGGCGGAAAGCAACGCCATTCTCTATGAGAGCTGGGCTAGGGAGGCGGAGCAGCGTCTATCCGAAATTCGTGCTTCAAGTATCCGGCGCCCCGGATACCCGATTGACTTGCTGGAACAAGATTCACTGGGCGGTCACATTTATGAAGAACATGTCGGCAAGAGCGATCAATATTTGCGAAACCGCGTTCGCTCAAAGGAACTCCCCGCTGCGGGGTCGTTCACGTCCGTTGAGGCGGCCAACAAGTTGATAAATTCAACGGTGTCTGCAATAGAAAATCAAACCGCGGTCGATTCGGTGGCTAGGGGAGCGTTATCACGCAAGACGCTGGACTATGATTTTTCACGCCCAACGGGGTATGAAGCTTTTGCCAGGTCGCCGCGGTCAGAACCAGAGATGCGAGCAACTTATGGTGTCCGTGTTGTCATTGAGCATGATGCGTGTTCGCTATCAGGATTCCGGGTGGTAACAGCGTTTCCGAGGAACAGCCGATGACGAAAATCCCAGACTACGAAACACGAGACTACAAAATGAGTATCTACGATCCGACCATCGGCATGACTGGCGTGCAGTATTGGATCAGCGCGGAAGAATATCGCCGAGCCGAGGAGTTCCTGACGAAAATCGGGGCGAGTCGCGTTCCGTCAGCCAACGCACTCGAAGATAACGCCGACTATTATTTGGAAACACCGGAACAGGCGCGAGCCTTTGGACGCTTTGTCTATGACGTCAAGACGCACAGGCCGAGGATCGGCCCCCCACGTCTCGACATGGACATTTACGTTCAGGGGATCGGCGGCGAAGTGAGAATCGCCTGGGACAACGAAGAAGAATATCAGCTTGGCAAGAAGTTCATGGCCGACATGGGACAGCCTGCCTGCTCTGCGGTTGGGGAACGCTACGAGCAGCCCGAGTCCTTCTTTCTGGAAAGCAGGCAGCAATACCATGCGCTGCTGAACTACAAAAAGGAGCTGGAGAAAAAGCGCGGCGCTTGATTGCGCGTTCACCCCGCACATGATGAGGTTTCAGGCAAAATCCCGAGGTCTTACGTGAGTCTAAAAGAAATCAGCCTGGGCGACGAAGGTCTAGACTACGTCGCTTCCTGTTTAAGAGGAGAAACGGGATTATCCTCAAAAATTCCGAGGGAATTGGAGCGGGGCGGATACGTGTTTACGCCGTTGCCTGCGGAGACGTCGCGGGAACGGGCTTTGCAGTTCGAAGTGGGCGGATTAACGTCAATGCGCGAGACGTACGCATGGTTTGCACGTCACCTCGAACAATTAAGCAGCCGTAGTGGTAACGGCAGTCTCGTGTTCCAGGATGTTTGGTTGAAACAGCGTGATGTTTTGGACTACCCGCATAATTTTGCCGAAGCGGGAAACACTTTGTTCTTTGATCAGTCCAGCGTTTACTACGTCCTCGACCTCGACAAGATTGACGCCGTGACGATCTCGCTGGCGGTAGGCCGAATAACGAGCTTTCAGTTTGTTGCTGTCTTTAGCAATTTTAATTTCCGTGCAGCGGACATTCCGCCAACACGCGTTGTAGCGGAGACGCTCATCGACGAAATAGCGCATGGCGCACAAGAGGTTTTCGTAAGCGCCTATGATCAAGAGGGTCTAGTGGTGTGGCGCCGACAGGTCGCCGAAGGCTGAGGCGGCGCTGGGAACAAGCGATGACGAAAATACCAGACTACAAAACAGTGGACTACAAAATGAATATCTACGATCCGACCATCGGGTTGACTGTCGTGTAGTATTGGATCAGCGCGGAAGAATATCGCCGAGCCGAGGAGTTCCTGACGAAAATCGGGGCGAGCCGCGTTCCGCCAGTCGGCGCGCTGGAAAAGAACGCCGACTATTATTTGGAAACGCCGGAACAGGCGCGAGCGTTTGGACGCTTTATCTGGGACGTCGAGACGCACCGGCCGAGGATCGGTCCCCCACGTCTCGACATGGACATTTACGTTCAGGAGATCGGCGGTCAGGCGAATATCACCTGGGCCAATGAGGAAGAGTATCAGCTCGGAAAGAAATTCATGGCCGACATGGGAGAACCAGCCCTCTTTTTGAGGGGAGCACGGTATGAAAAGCCAGAATTTTTCTTTCTGGAAAGCAGGCAGGAATACCATGCGCTGCTGAACTATAAAAAGGAGCTGGAGAAGAAGCGCGGTTCTTGATTGCGCGTTCGCCGGAACGGCTCAGTCATGATCGACATCGACAACGTGAACGATATCGCGAGGATGTATCCGCCCCCGGAGCCGGCCAACGAAACGCCTGTACCCGAAAATTCTGCATTCGTTCGCGTCTGCATGTCGATAGCGGCCGCCGATGCAGAGAAGCTCGGCTGGCGTCTTGGTGAGTCCGTGCTCACCCGCAGCGATGTTTGGGGATTTGTGCTTCGTATCGATGTCCAATCAAAACACTGGCATCAAACATCAAAGTCCGTCATGCGTCTCATTTATTGGAGCGGGGATGCACACGACACGGTCGCCGGTACCGCATTCGTCCCATGCCGGTTTGGGCTTTGACGGCTAGGCGAACAGCATGCAAATGCCGAGCGAGGATCGAATTGTCTTCTGGCCGTCGATATTGGCGGCCTTTTGGGCCGCGCTCATCTTCACGCACCTTCACGAGCCGGGGGGAGGTCCAACACCAGCTTTGAGTTTCTTGTGTTGGCTGGTGTCGGCGCTCATTGGCGCCATGATCTGCATGGCGTGGGTTTGGGCGCGCGCGTGGCGGCGGCTCGTTTCCACTCTGATTTTGCCGCTGAGTTTTCTCGTCATGGTTTTTGTTTTTGCGCCGTGCGTCGGCTTGGCAGGGCCGCCATTTGTTTGCTGGCTCACGCCGCAGTTCATCGATTTGATCGGCGCAAGCGACGAGTTGGACGGCAATAAATAATCGTTCTTGCGCGACGTGTGCGTGCGCGCTGTGTGGCTTGACAGTCGTTCATGATATGTTCTAAATGCCAGCGCGGGCGCGAACGAGCAATGCAAGGCGTGATTTGGCGAAGAATCGTGTTGTTGAAGCTCCTCCGGCATTTCGTTCGTTTGCGCTCGGATTCGCTCTGTGCAGTCCGGTAAATTGCGCAAACGAGCGCGAGTGGATTGCGAGCGTGCTTTTGGACCTCGGTCGTTCGTGCAAAGTCGAGCTCAAGAAATTCTTGACTGATCTGTTGAGCAAAAACCCGACCGAAGCGGAACTGCAAGAGCTTTGGAACGCGGCACAAGACCAATACTACATTGCTGGCAAGAACGCGATGCGGATATTTTTGACGCTCACGCTGGAGCAACTCGAATACGATCTCTCGTCCGCGAGCAGCAAGACCAAGGCGCCGTCGGCGCACGACAAGACGCGGCGGTAGCCGCCGCGACGCCAGGCTATCTGCCGGGCTCTTTCACGTAAAAAATCAAGCTTTGATTGAGGGCCGAGGCGGGTCGCGCCTTGGCTTGGCGCCTGCGTGCGCCCATGCCAACGCAAAAAGGAGTGCGCGATGGATGACATAAAAATCTTCGTTCCGATCACCAAGATCGACACGGCGCGGCGCCTGGTCTACGGCGTCGTCACCGCGGAGAAGCCGGACGCCTCCGGCGAGGTGTGCGATTACGCCTCGACCAAGCCGCTTTATCAGAAGTGGTCGCGGGCATTCGCCGACGCCACCGACGGCAGAAGCCTCGGCAATCTGCGCGCCATGCACGGCAACGTCGCCGCCGGCAAGCTCGTCGAGATCGCCTTCAACGACGAGGCAAGGCAGGTGGAAATCTGCGGCAAGGTGGTCGACGACGCCGAATGGCAGAAGGTGGAGGAGGGGGTCTACACCGGCTTCTCCCACGGCGGGCGCTACCTCAAGCGCTGGCCCGATCCGAACCGGCCCGCACTGATGCGCTACACGGCGGAGCCGTTGGAGGTGTCGCTGGTCGATCATCCCTGCTTGCCGGAAGCGACCTTTACCGTGATCAAGCTGGACGGTTCGAGCGAGCTGCGCAAGTTCAAGGGCGGTGCACCGGGAGACGCATTCCCCGAAATGTCATTGCGAGCGCAGCGAAGCAATCCCGGCCTCCATGCGGGCGAAACTGGATTGCTTCGTCGCCCCGTTGGGGCTCCGCGCAATGACGGCGGCGGAAGCCTCGCCAAGATCGGCGCGCGGCATTCCAAGGTCGACAAGGAACGCATCCAAAAGATCCACGACCTCCTGGTCGGTCTCGATCCCGATTGTTGCGCCGGCGCCCACATTCCGGGCGCGAATGTCGAAGCCAATCCGCAATTTTCGCCGCAGGCGGGCGAGCACGGGGACGAAGCCGGCGACGGCGCGGAGAAATTCGCCGGTGTTTTGGAGCGGGGCGTCGAGCGGCCCTTGGCCAAGGTGCTGCAAGCTGTGGCCACGCGCCTCGACGAGGTCACGGCGCGCGTGAAGAAGATCGAAGAGCAGCCGCTGCCGCTCGGCTCGAGCTCGGTGCGCGTCGCCGAGAAGAGCGACGACTCGCAACTTGCCGCGCCGGAGCAGCTTCTCGAACGCCCCGGCACGCTTGAGGCGCTGGCGGACCTCGCCATCCGCAAGGCGCAATCAAGTCCGATGCGCGCCATGCCAGGCTTGCGGCCGCGGCAAGGCTAAGAGCATGATTCGGAAAACCGGTGCCTACTTTTCCGGATTATGCTTTAGCCGCCGCGTCGTTCGGCTCTCGGCCGGGTTCTTTCACGTAAAAAAACCAAGCTTCGATTGAAGGTCGAGGTGGGTCGCGCCTTGGCCCCGGCGCCTGCATGCGCTGCGGCGGCGCGGCGCGGGTGCTCAGTGCACGGCTGCCGTTCGTTCCGATCCAGTCAAAAGGTAACGCGAAATGATACGCGCCCACGCGCCGCGCCGGAAAACCTCGTTGATGTGGTAAGTGTGGCGAGCGGTTTAATTCGGAAGAATACGCTTATTACCCACAAGTTTGGTTTCGCGACCGGCCGCGAACTCGATCGGCCTGATCTTGATGCCGAGCCGTATATGCGGGCGACAGATGGCGTCGGTGTCGTAATTCGATATGATCCAAATTCGCCCCGTGGTTTCAGAGTGATCACCGCGTATCCTCGGAACGATTGACTGCAACGGCTACATCAACAATACGCCACGGTCCAAACGCCGCACCAAGAGGCTCGGAATACGGTGATGCCAATGACAAGCTCGAGGTTGATCGTGTACACCGCCTTCGACGGTGCCGAAACAAGGCTGACGTGGAAGAATGAGGATAATTATCAGAAAGTCAGAAAATTTCTGAATGAATCCGGGCTCGGCGTGACGCCCATTCGGTCTGGGACAGCGACCGGCGACGAATTTGTCTATATTGAGACGGAGCAGCAATACGAGTCCTTCTTGGACTTCGTGCAAACATTAAACGACAAGGCAAGCAGCGCGCCCAACGGGATATGAGGCATTTGCCGGGTCGCCGCGGTCAGATCCAGAGATTCGAGACACTTATAGTGTCCGTGTTGTCATCAGACATGATCCGTTTTTGACACCGGGATTTCTAATTATAACAGCGTGCGTGGAACGCAGGCGAAGTCGTTAGTTCCGAAAGCGAGCCCCGACGATCCAAAGCATCCCGGCCCGCTGGTACTCCGGACGGTCGAGGCGGCAAGTTTCGGCCTAAGGACGGCGACGAGATTGCTTTCCACCAATTATGTGTCGCGCTAAATGTGTTGAAGTTGTGGACCGCGTCGGAATAGACCAAGCAACGCTTAGCCGACGTTGGATCGTTTATGACCAGCGGATGGAGAAGATCGTGCTCAGCTTTCAGATTACAAGACAGGGACGAGTGATTCAGATCGACTGTGATGAAGAAGGAATGGCTACGTTGATCGCGGCCGTGAAGAAGGCGCAGTTGGATGGCGATCACTTGCATCTCCGTACGCCATCAAATGGCGGCCGCGAACTCAGCGAGAAAACGAAGTGGGGAGAGGATGCGGTTTGGGAGGTTATTATCAATTGGGTCGGCGAGTGACATAAGCTGAGGTATTTGGTCAAGACTTTCAAGACTTTGTCCTGTGATGGCCGACATCGATAATACGAACAATATCGACAGGACGTATCCACGCCCTGACCCTGACGGCGGGACGACGCAGGACAAAGCGCCGCGATAGCTACCGCGCGGCGCGGCTATTGGTCGGGCTTTTCACATAAAAATCAAATGCGGTTGAAGCCGGAGGTGGATTGCGCCTTGGCTTGGCGATCGCATGCGTTGCCGCAGCGGTGCGCGCCCGTCATTTGTTCCAATCCAGTCAAAAGGTGACGTGTATGATACGCGCCCACTCGTCGCGCCAGACTGCCGTACCGCAAATATGGCAGGCGCGGCTGGAAATCCTGCGCGCCGTCGAGACGCTGCGCGAGCAATGTCAGGACGACCACATGCGCCGGCGGGTGGAGATTGCTGGCCTGCGCCGCGATTGCGGCCTGCTGGCGCAAACGCTGCGCGACGTATCCCGCGAATGGGAGCGGTTGACCAAAGCTTACGATCCCGATGAGCCGCGCATTCCGAAATACCATCCCGGAGGAGGAAGGTGGACTAGCGAAGATGAAGCGAATACGGACGTAACCGAGCCGCGCATCCATTATGCCCAGTATTATCCGCCCCCCTTGCCAGGCTATGATCCAAATACTTGGAAACAGGGCCAATGGCCAAATACTGGCGCACTTTGGGTTGAGGATCCGGACGGGAGGAGATATTTGGCGCATCCGGAGGACGGCGGGCACTGGCGTCATTGGGATGACGACAATAATAACCGCATTCCTCCGAATTCAAAAAAGCCTTGGCCTGGACAGAAGAAACTCAAAGAAGACCAGTCATGGTCTGACCCGAATGGTGACGCACCGCCGTGGGAACCAACTGATGACCCAACACGAAACACCGATCCGTTCGTTCCGGTTGTGCCGATCGATCCTACGCCGTTAATTATTCCGTCGCCGATTCCGACTTTTCCCCCAGTGTTCGTTCCCGGGTAGAAAGTCGCCGACGATGGCCGTACAGGAAACAAGACTGGAAACCGGCGCTTGATTGCCAACGCATAATGGAGAGTTTGTTGCTTAGTTTTGAGATCGGCAATGCAGGTCGCCAAATTCAGATCGCTTGCGATGAGCAAGGAATGGCTGTCCTGATCCAAGCTTTGGAAAAAATTCGCGCCGTTGGCGGGGACGTGGATCTGCTTAGCCCATCGAACGGTGGACGGGAACTCATGGATCAGACCCTTTGGGGGCAAGAAGCGGTCGGCAAGGTCGTTATCATTCGGGCTGGTGAATGGCCGGCATAGGCCGGCAATTTGTCTGATACTTAAACGGCCTTTTTTTGGAGTAAAATAGCTTGAGTAAAGGTAAATTGTTGAGCCAAATCATTGATGCTTTCGTTGCCGAATTCATCGCTCAATCGAGCCGCGCGTGGAGGAGCAAATGCTGAGTTTTCACATTTCGAATGAAGGCCGTGAAATCCAGATTTATTGCGACGAGGATGGAATCGCCGCCTTGATCAAGATGTTGGAGAGGGTGCGAGCCGACGGCAACCATTTGCACTTTCGCACGCCATCCAACGGCGGACGCGACCTCAGCGAGACAACGCCATGGGGGCAGCAAGCGATCGGCGAGGTTATTATCAACTGGGTTGGTGAATAACGACGGGAGAAGCGCGGAATGCATCGGGGCTTGGCGGAGGTTTTCGTGCGGAGCTTCGGACACGTGCATGAACGCCATGTGATTTAAGAATTCCCGTTGATCGGGCGGGGCGGTCAGCCTTCAATTATTCCTTCTATTGATCTTCTGAAACGGCCCTCCCGGAAGCGGGAGAGGCACGATAGAGCGCAATCGCTTCAGATTGAATCGATTGTCGCTCTAACATTTTTGTGGAGCATGATCTTTTCGGAAAACCGGCTTCCACATTTCCGGATCATGCTCTAGTCGGCTGCGCTCGTAGCGCACCAAAAACTGATCTGCGCGCTTGCTTAAATTTAGCGTGGTGCGGGGCTTTCGCCGCGCCGAAAGCGGCTTTGGCGGTGCCCGGTCAAGCCGGGGCGGGCGCCGTCTTTATAAAAGTCATATCCGAGTCAGCAACCAAACAAGGGAAACGACATTATGTATCAACCCAACCTTCCGCATGTGCTGGCAAAATCGTCCATGCCGCGCACCGTTCAGGACTATCAGGCGGCGTTGGCGAGCGCCGGCGGCTTTCTCCAGGAGATTGAGAAGGCGCACGCCAACCCGCTGCCGGGCGATCCGCTCGCCAAGAGCACGTTTTCGCAATCGACGTCGCCGACGTCGGGGCTTACTTATTACGATCTCGAGCTCGGCGCTAAATTCATCTATCCGCTGCTCACCCCGCTGCGCAACGAAATCCCGCGCGTGTCCGGCAAGGGCGGCATCCAGGCCAACTGGCGCGCGGTGACCGGCATCAACACCACGGGCTTGCGCATCGGCGTGTCCGGCGGCAATCGCGGCGGCGTGCAGGCGGTCGCAACGCAGGACTACAGCGCCGCCTACAAGGGCATCGGCATCGAAACCTCGGTCGATTTCGAAGCGCAGTATGCCGGCATGGGCTTCGACGACGTGAAGGCCATCGGCGCCAAAACCGGCCTCGAAGCCTGCATGCTCGGCGAGGAGCTGCTCATCCTTGGCGGCAACACCTCGGTCAATCTCGGCACCACGCCGACGCCCTCGCTCGTGCCCTCGACCAGCGGCGGCACGCTCACTGCCGCGGCGAGCCCCTATAGCGTCATCTGTGTCGCGCTCTCGCTCGACGCCATGGTCAACGGCAGCGTCGCCGGCGGCATTCAGGGCGCCATCACGCGCAGCAACGCCGACGGCTCGTCCGACACCTTCGGCGGCGGCGCCGCGGGCAAATCGGCAAACGCCACCGCCTCGATCGCCTCGGGCACCACCGGCTCGATCGCGGCAACGGTGGCGCCGGTGACTGGTGCGCTCGGCTACGCCTGGTTCTGGGGCGCGGCCGGCTCCGAAGTGCTCGGCGCCATCACCACCATCAACTCGATCGTGATCACCGCCAACGCCAGCGGCACGCAGACCGCGGCCTCGCTCGGTTCGAGCGACAATTCGACCAACGCGCTGGTGTTCGACGGCCTGCTTTATCAGGCGTTCAAATCGGGCTCCAACGCCTATGTGAGTTATCTCGCGACCGGCACCGCCGGCACCGGCTCGACGCTTACCGGCGACGGCGCCGGCGGCATCGTCGAGATCGACGCGGCGCTAAAAAACCGCTGGGACAATTACCGGCTGTCGCCCGATACCATGTGGGTGTCGTCACAGGTTGCCAACAACCTCTCCGCCAAGATCCTCACCGGCGGCGTCAACGCCGCGCAGCGCTTCGTGTTCGATGCCGACCAGGGCGCGCTCGGCGGCGGCGTGATGGTGCGTACCTATCTCAACAAGTTCTCCATGGCCGGGCCGAAGACGCTCGACATCCGCGTGCATCCCAACATGCCCGCCGGCACCATCTTGATGACCTCGCGCACCTTGCCATATCCGCTGTCCAACGTCGGCAACGTCATGCAGATCCGCACGCGGCAAGACTATTACCAGATCGAGTGGCCGCCGCGCGCCCGCCGCTACGAAAGCGGCGTCTATGCCGACGAGGTGTTGCAGCACTACTTCCCGCCGTCGATGGCGGTGATCTCCAACATCGCCGCGGGTTAGTCGGGCGCCTCCCGTCTTTCCTCGCTCCTTCGTCGTCTTTTCGATTTTTCTCGTCATCACCGGGCCGGCGCCAAACGCCGAGCCCGGTGAATCATTTTCCAGCGTGATCAAACCGATTGCGGACGCGCCTTCGGCGATAACCGGCGGTCAGGAGCAAACAAATGACGCTGCCGCACTTTCGTGGCCGTGCGGCTGTACCGCAACATTGGCCGGTACGGCTGGAGATCATCAAGGCCATCCGCACACTGGCAGCTCAGGAACGGCAAGACCAGGAGGTCAGGAAACAGCAACGCCAAGTGCACGATCTCGTTTTGCGCCGCGACTGTGAGCTTGCGCTGGAAGCGTTGCACGGGGCTTGGCGAGAATGCGCGCGGCTGCTGGGTCAAGCACAGCTGCGCAAGGCCGGTTTCAATCCCAACGAACCGCGTGTGCCGGCGGGCAATCCCGATGGCGGGCGATGGACCAGGGCGGGCGGCGATGCGGCTTCAGGTCCTTCGATGCCGGCCAACAAGCCGGCAGCGGACGTCCGCGTTGCGAGCGACACGCCGGGTATCGGCCACAACCAGGGTCCGCCGCTTGAGGAGCCGCCGAAGATTCCGCCGGAGCTGCCAGCGACGAAGCAAGCCATCAACAGTTTTCTCAAGACCGCGGCTTATTGGTTGGTCTCCGCGGCCGCACGCGCGGATAAGCGTATAGCTTTGTTTCTTGCCGCATTGCAGGCGGTACAATGGCTGAGCCAGTATCGCCACCAGATCGACGCTTATCTCGATCCGCCCAAGACACTGGAGGAGTTGCAGGAGGCTGCAATAAATGCAAAGCCGGGTTATGATGTTCACCACATTGTCGAGCAGACTCCAGCTGCCCAAGACGGGTTTCCTGAGAGCGCAATCGAAGCGCCGGAAAACAAGGTAGGTATCCCAAGGCTGAGGCACCGGCAAATTACAGCTTGGTTTCAGACCAAGAATCCGGATTTCGATGATCTATCGCCGAGGGATTACCTGCGAGGCAAAAGTTGGGATGAGCGCGTGCGTGTTGGAAAGTACGCATTAATTCTGTTTGGGGTTCTGAAACCATGAAGCATTCTAAGCTACCTGACTTGACAGTGGCTGAATTGGTCGATCGGTTTGCCGCTATTTGCGTCGAGCAAAATAAAGCGTTGTTTGAGGATAATATTGCCAAGTTCAATCGTCTCTATGATCAGATGGCTAAAGTTAGGGATGAGCTAAAGGTCCGCCCAGGCGATCAAAGGAGTGCTTTACTTGCGCTCTTCGATCACAGCGACATACAAGTTCGTCTGCAGGCAGCACGGGCGACGCTGGCGGTCGCCCTGGAGGAATCGCGGCGAATGATCGAGACGATCGCTGCATCGCCTCAGCAACCGCAAGCGGGCGATGCAGGCATGACACTTTGGAATCTCGATAGGGGAGTATTTGTACCGAAGTAGTTGCCCCCCCCCCCACGCGCGTTGCAGCACTACTTCACGCCATCGATGGCGGTGATCTCCAACATCGCCGCGGGTTCGGCAGTAGGTACGTGCAAATCCACCCTTTTCGGTGGCGGCTTGCGCGAGAAATGCAGAACCACCTTGCCCTTTTTGCGGTTATATTAAAAAAATATCCCCGAGGGACTATCTCAAGGGAAAGACTTGGGAGGAGCGTTGGCGCGTCGGCCTCGATGCTTTGAAGAGATTCGGGATACTCAAACCATGAGAAACCTGAAGCTGGACACTTTTACAGTTGATCAATTGGTTGAGCGTTTTGTCACGATCGGAATCGCGCAAGCCGAGGCGACTTTTCACGGGGACAACCGTAAATACAGAAAGCTTTTCAGCCAAATGAAAGATGTAACGAACGAGTTGAGATCGAGACCTGGTGACCAGCGCCGCGCGCTCGTAGCGCTTTACAACCATCCGAATACCCAGGTTCGCCTTAGGGCGGCCAAAACGACTTTGGCCGTATCTCCCAAGGAGGCGAGGCAAGTAATTGAATCGATCGCCGCATCCCATGAACTTTTCTACGCGGGCGATGCCGGCATGTGCCTTTTTATGCTAGACAGCGGCGACTTTGTTCCGGACTAGCTGGCTGAACTAGTCGCCGCCAATATCGGTTGATCGCGATAGGGTGGGTCGCATCCGGGCGTATCGGGCCAACGTCCTTTGGCGTCGGGTATCAGCACCTGTAGCACTTCGACCGTATCGCTATTGTAGTAGATGCACGCGAAAGAGGCATATTGGCGACGGCCCAGCTCGCCGGCGTCGACGATGCGCAATGGAAATTTGCCGCCGATGCTGACCAGCTCCTCATGACCAAAGGCTTTGCCGCGATCGCGCTGAATGTCACTCAGCACGTTGAGGATGCTGCTCAATTTGGTGGTGCCGACAACCAGTAACTCGGGAAGACCAAGAGCATGGTTCCCGACGGTATAGCTGAAAGGTTGCGTTCCCGGCACGTCGCTTTCGTCCTCGCCTACGGCCTGAATCGAGCGCCCGTGCCTGGCAATATGGGCGCGAATGACCTCGCGGATTTGCTGCCATTCTTGTTCGATTGTCATCGCTGGTTCCCCTCCACCAACTCTGCCGTAGATTGAGGCGGTGGCGCAACAATAAACCATCCCGAGTCCGTACAAATAGTGAGGACATCCATGAAGCTCAAAGCGCCGCAAGGCGCCGGCGACCCGTGCGTCGCCGGCGTCACGATTGTGCCGCGCGACGGCGTCTACGAGGTCGAGCCGGAGATCGGCGTGCATTTGATCGAGTGTTTCGGCTTCGTCGAATTTATCGAGGCCGAAACCGCCGCGCCAGCGAGGGCGGAAAGCGCGCCGCGCCGCCGCAAGCCCGCCGCGCGCAAGGTCTGAACGCAAAAGGGAATGGAAGGTCATGGCCGCATCCGATCTCGCCGTGCTCGCCGACGTGAAGACCTGGCTCTCGGGTTCGAGCGGCATCGGTACCACGGATGATACTCTGCTCGGGCGCTTGATCACCGATATCTCCGGCGCGATCTACGCCTATCTCGGCCGGCCGTCACTCATCCCGCGCAGCGTGACCGAGCGCCGCGACGGCAACGGCAAGCAGCGGATTTATCTGCGGCAGTTTCCGGCAGTCTCGATCGTTTCGCTCCTGATCAACGACATAGCGGTGCCGGCGGCGCCGCTGCCGCAAGCGGGAAGCGCGTGGCCGCAGGCCGGTTATCTGCTCGAGCCGTGGGACGGCGCGCCTCCCGGCCGCATCCAGGCGCTCGATTTGTTCGGCCATTGGAGCTTGGGACAGGCTTGCGAACTCTTTCACGTCGGCCGGCAGAACGTGGTGGTGACTTATACGAGCGGCTATCAGATTTCCGCAGAAGCGGCGATCGTGCCGGCCGCGCCGGGGCCTTACACCGTGAGCGCGCAAGCACCGTTCGGACCGTGGGCGAGCGATGCCGGCGTCGTTTACGCCAACGGCAACACGCTGACGAAAGTCGCAAGCGCGCCGGGCGCCGGACAATACGCGGTCGCCGGCGGCGTCTATACCTTCAGCGCCGCGGATGCCGGCGCCAGCGTGCTGGTGTCCTACGGCTTTATTCCGGCGGCGATCAACAACGCCTGCATCGAGTGGGTGGCCGAGCGCTATCGCTACCGCACCCGCATCGGGCAAAGCGCGCAGACCGTCGCCGGCCAGCAGACGGCTTCGTACAGCCTCAAGGACATGCCGGATTTCATCCGCGCGTCGCTTGATCCTTACCGCAGCGTGGTGGGGGTGTGATGCTCACGCTCTCCCTGCGCGATGGCGCTTCCGCGGCGCTGGCGGAGATGCCCGAGCGCCTACGCGCGGCGCTTGCCGAAAAAGCAAACGCGCTTGCGACCGAATTGCAAGCCAAGATCCAACAGAAACTTGCCGGCGAGGTGCTCAATACGCGCAGCGGCGCGCTCGCCCGCTCGATCGTCGCCACCATCGAGGATGTGTCCGGCAACGTTGCTGTGAGCATCGCCTCAAACGGCGACGTGAAATACGCGGCGATCCACGAGTTCGGCGGCACCATCCCGCCGCACGAGATCGTACCCGACAAGGCGAAAGCGCTCGCCTTTGCGGTCGGCGGCAAGGAAGTGTTCGCCGCGCGCGTGAACCTGCCGGCGGTGACCATGCCGGAGCGCTCCTACATGCGCTCATCGCTTGCCGAAATGGCGGACGCGATCGGCGACAAACTGACCGAGGCGGTCGTTGAGGCGATGGAGTGACGAGTAGCAAGTGAAAAGGAGAAGGCCCTTTTGTTCAGGCCGAAGAATCCCCGCACGGCGCGATAAAGGCGCGGGCACACATTATTATAGGACGTAGGACTTGACGTATTGTTCCTGATATGTTCTGTTTTATGCAGCGAATGGTGGTGCGACGTAGGATTTCGCGCTAAAGTTCATGCCGAAAGGTGTGGGGCATTAGGGGGTTATCATGCGTTTGTTCGCAGCGGTTAGCTGCCTGTTTGTTGCGTTGTCCACTTCGACTTCCGCTTTCGCGGCAGACTTGCCACCGCCGATGCCGGCACCGGCGCCGCCTCCCATTTACACGCCGGTGCCTGTGGCTCCGTTCAGTTGGACTGGCTTTTATCTCGGTGCCAACGCCGGCTACGGATTTGCAAACGCGAGTGCAACGCTGACCGCGCCGGGGTTGAGCGGCAGCAGCAGCGAAACATTGTCCGGGTTCATCGGCGGCGGCCAGCTTGGCGTGAATTATCAATACGGTATCGGCGTGTTCGGTATCGAAACCGACTTCGAAGGTTCGACTCAGAGCAATGTGACGACGTCGGGCTTCGTCACCGAGACGGACAAGATCACATATATCGGCACCGTACGGGGGCGGATCGGAGCGGCATTCGATCGTATCCTCCTTTACGCCACCGCCGGCGGCGGATACGGAACGTTTAGCGCCGCCGTTACGGCGACTAACGGCACGTCGGTCAGTGCCGCGCTATCACACTTCGCGTGGGTTGCCGGAGCCGGCCTTGAGTTTGCGTTCACCAATAATCTCAGCGCGCGCATCGAATACCTTTATCTCGATACGGGCAGCTTCCCGATGCTGACCGTCAGTCTGACAAGCGGTACGTTAGCGATTAACGGCCGCGTGCAAGACAGTCTCATCCGTGCCGGATTGAATTGGCGATTTACGCTTTAGGTTCGATACGCCGGCTACGACGAATTCTTCAGTCGTAAAGCGAACCTCTGCCGAGGTTCGCTTCTTTTTTACGCACTCCACCTTTGCATGAGGCTCGCGATGACCGTCGTCACGCGTGAACAGATTTCCGTAGCCTTCTTCGATCTCGTCGCAGGTGCGGCGAATTTCACGGCGACCAGCCGGCGCTTCGTGCATTGGGATCAGGTAAACGAAACGCAGATGCCGTTCCTGACCATGCTCAAGACCGGCGAAGTGCGCGGCCGGCAAACGGAAGGCTTGCCGACGCTTACCATCAACGCCCATGTCTTTATCTATATGTCCGCCGGCATGGACCCGAAGGACACGCCCGATACCGCCATGAATGCGCTTCTCGATGCCGTCGATGCGGCGGTGGTGCCGAGCGGCCTTGATGCGCTTAACGGCAACAAGCAGACGCTGGGCGGACTGGTGTCGCATTGCTACCCGGTCGGACCGGTGTTCATCGATACCGGCGATATCGACGGCAAGGCCGTCGCCGCGATCCCGTTCCAGATTCTCGTGCCCTAACACAAGGCCGGCAGCAAGTTGAGAGTGGCGAATGGCGAGGTGGCTCTCCACTTCCGCGGTTCGCTGCGCGCTAATCGCTCTTTGCTCTTTTCATCAAATCCAGGAGACCCGATCATGACGCAATTTGCTTTCGGCAGCGGTACGCTCATCGGCAAGCGCACTGACGTAACCGGAACGCCGCCGTGCCTTCTTGGTACCCTTCAGGACGTTTCGCTCGATTTCGACCGCAAGATCGAAACGCTGCTCGGCCAGTACAACATGCCCGTCGCTGCCGGCGGCGGTGAATTCAAGATCGTCGGTAAAGCAAAGTTCGCACGCCTGCAGGCGACGCAGATCAACAACTTGTTCCTCGGGCAGACGCTGACCGCCAACAGCATGCTGGAAATGACGACCGGCGAAACCGACACCGTTGCCTCCGGCGCAGTGACGGTGGCCAACAGCGCGACTTTCGTTGAGGATTACGGAGTCTTCTATACAACGACCGGCGTGCAGCTGACGCCGGTAACGTCATCGCCCACGCAGGGGCAATACAGCGTCGCCGGCGGCGTATACAGCTTCAATTCCGCCGATAACGGCGCCTCCGTGCTGATCTATTACAACTACACGACAGCCTCGGGAAACAAGATCAGCCTGGCCAACCAGCTCACCGGTCCGCTGCCGATGTTCGAAATCTCGCTGAAGGAGACGTTCAACTACTTCGGAACGAGCAAGGACTTGCTCGTGAAGCTCAACGCGTGCGTCTCCCCGAAGCTGTCACTGCCCTTCGCCAATCAGAAATTCACCGTTGCCGAATTCGACTTTCAGGCAATCGCGGATTCCTCCAACAACATCGGCACCATCAGCCTCAGCGAGTAGCGAAGGGTTTGGCAAGCGTCAATTAGGGGCGGCGTTCGCATTGGATCTGCCCTCGAAGAGTGGGTGATCAGGCAGGAGGAGACGCGTGAGTCTCGATCGTGACGAAAAGGTTGATTCTTCCGACGCGCGTGCCGTTCATCTTGGCGGTCGCGAGTTTACCGTGCTGCCATTAACGCTTCGGCAAATCATCGCCATCGCCGATTTCGTTCCCAAGCTGTCGGGCCTGACGGCGGAAAATCTCAGCAGCGAGCGGCTGCAACCGTTGGCCGAGGTCCTGTGGCACGGCCTGCGGCGAGCGCATCCGCAGATGACCCGCGACGAGTTTTTCGATCTGCCGATCACGGTAGCCGAGATGGTCCGGGCGCTGCCCGTCGTGGTCGAACAGGCCGGCGGCAAGAAAGCGGATACTGCCGCGGGGGAAGTGCAGGCGACGAGCGTTTCGACGCAGCCGACTGGCGAAAGCTCGTCGCCGAACTCTGCATAGAGCTGCACTGGACGCGCGACCAAGTCCTCGACCAGATCGACGCCCAGTTCCTGGAAGACCTCGGTCGCGCCTGGGCGGATTACCCGCCGTTGCGCCGCATGGTTGCCGCGTACCTTGGTATCAAGCCAAAACCGAAACCTTCGACGAATTACCACGAGCTGATCGCCATGTTTCCGGGCGGCACGATTAAATAGCTGAAAAGGCGGGTTATGGCAGACAACACGGTTGAAATACGCTTTGGCGCCGCGACCGACGATGCGTTGGCTGGCATCGAGCAGATTCGCGATGCGTTGAGCGGGTTGACGGCGCCCATTAACAGCGTCGACGGAAGCCTCAATCGATTGACCGCGGCGTTCGGAAATGCATTGCCTGCGGATGCGGTTGCGCAGCTCGTCAGCGATTTCAGCCAGCTCGGCACGCAGGCTCAACGCACTGCGTTGCAAGTGAGTGAAATTGGCACGGAGATCAAGCTCCTGCACCAAGGTCTTGCACAGCAGAAAATCGTCCTCGATGCGGAGGTGAGGCAGTATAAGATAACGCAGGACGAAAAATATGCTTTTCTCAAGGATGCGACGCAAAAAGAATACGAAGCGGAATTGGCGCTGTTGCAGCAGAAGTTGGCGCTCGACGGCCTCTCTGTTCAGGCAAAGGCGAAGATTTTAAATCAGATCGCCGAGCTGCAAGCCAAGCACGATACGGAGATGATCAAGCTCGACGAGCAGGCACGCACGCAGGAGCAGCAGGCATGGGTTTCGACGCTCAGCCCCATCGAAACAGCGTTCAATTCACAGCTGCGCGGACTTCTCTCCGGCACCACGAGCTGGGCGACTGCGATGAAGAAGATTTTCGGCGATCTCGTTATCGATATCATCGAGTATTTCGAGAAAATCGCCGTTGAGAAGGCAGCCCTTGGCCTTACCAACCTTTTCGGAGCAAGCCCGCAAGGCTTGCTCAGCGGTCTTTTGGGCGGCGGTCTCTCAGGTGGCGGCGACAGTCAGGGCGGCGGTACGGGTGCGGCAACCGCGACGGGACTGACTTCGTCGATGAAAGCATTGACGGCGGTGTTTACCGGCGGCCAAGCGGTCACGGCGGCACAAACGGCCGCAACCACGGCGCAGACGACGGCGACCGCCGCGCAGACCACCGCGACGGTTGCGGAGACCAGTGCGACGACGGCGGAAACCGCGGCGCAATCCGCGGGCGGCGGCGCGGGTATTATCGACGGATTGCTGCCGGTGGCCCTTGCCTCCGGCACGGATTACGTCATGCGCGGGGGTCTCGCCATCATCCACCAAGGCGAGGCGGTTGTGCCGGCGGCGGCGCGCGTGTCCGGCCCTTTTACCGGCGCGGGCATGGGTACGCAGGTCCACGCACCCGTAAACATCAGCCTGTCGGCGCTCGACCGCCAAAGCGTGGCACGCTTCTTCAGCGACAACAAGGCGGAGCTGATGAAGGCGATCCGCGACTCGGTCAGATCCGGCGCTCATCTTGGGCTGCGGCAAAGCGGCCGCGCTTTCTGACAAGCAATAAAGCGTCAATCAATGACAATACCACCCTCGCTGCCGAGTGTGGCCGGACTCTCGTGGTCGCGGCACAAGAAGCCAGCCTTCTCGACGCGGGTGGCTTCGCACGTGTCCGGGCGCGAGGTCCGTGTCGCACTGATGCAGTACCCGCTTTACGAATTCGAGGCGGTCTATACCGGGTTGACGTCGGCGGCAAACCCGGCCGGCGCGCAAGCCGGCCTCGGCGCCGCGAGCCTGCAAAGCCTGATGGGCTTTTTCCTGCAATTGCAGGGACAGTTCGGCACGTTCCTCTATACCGATCCGGACGACAACACGGTCAGCGGCCAGGGCGTCGGCATCGGCGACGGTTCGACCGTGTCCTTCATCATGGTGCGGTCGCTGGGCGGCTTTGCCGAACCGGTCAGTTGGGTGACGTCGATTACAAATGTCTACTTCGACGGGATCGCGCAGTCATCGGCTACTTACAGCGTCGTAGTGCCGAACACCCTCGTGTTTGATTCGGCGCCGGAGAGCGGCGTGGTGATCACTGCCGATTTCTCCTATGCGTTCCAGTGCCGTTTTCTCGAGGATCAGATGGATTTCGAAGAATTCCTTTCGAGTCTGTGGAAGCTCGACAGCATGAAATTCCGGAGCGTGAAGCAGAATACGCTCCCTGCGTCCGCACCTGTGTTCACGCAGTCCACCGCTCAACCGCTGGGGATGCCCTGATGTACTTGCGCAATATCCTTATTCTCGCCGCCGCCCTTGTGCTCGGCATGCCGTTGGCCGCGGCGCTGGCCGATTACGTCTACACCGACACTAACGGTAACCATACGGTTTTTTCTTTCGTCTGCCAGACGACCAAGCTGTGCACCGGCTTTGTCATCATGGATTCGACCGGGACGGAGAAAGCAACATCCGCGAATCCGGTGATCGTCGGCGGCGCCGGCCAGCAGGCGCCGGGCGCGTCGATGTCGACGGTGCAGGCGCAGGATACGCGGCCGTCGGCCGGCTCGATCACCGTCGTCGATTCCGGGTCGAGCTCGACCACGGGCCAGAACGGCGCGCCGATCATCACCGGCACGCCGACTTCAGGGTCAGCGGTGCCGCAGACGGTCAACGGGCTTGCAGTCGCCCGCTTCCAGTTGAGCGGGACGTGGACCGGCACCATCGAATTCGAGCAATCGATCGACGGCGGCACGACCTGGGGATTGCTCGGCTGCCACGTCAACGGCTCCTCCGGCGGCCAGACCGGATCGTCGTTCACCGCCAACGGCATCTTCGATTGCGAAGCCGCCGGCGCCACCAACGTGCGGGCGCGGGCCACCGCAGCGATCACCGGCACCGCGACCGTGACCGTCGTGATGACGGTCAATGCCGGCGTCGGCAAGGTTTCCAATCCGATCGCGATCAAGGACAACGCCAGCGGCAACCAGGCGACGATCAAGAGCGCTTCGACCGCGGCGGTCGCCAGCGACCCTTCCGTCGTGGTGCAGACGTCGCCGAACGACGCCAATATCGGCGCGCCCGGTGCGACCGCATGCGCAAGCGATACCGGATCGTGCAGCCTCAACGCGCTGCTGCAACGCATCGCGCAGCGGCTGACGACGATGATTACGGGGCCGCTGCAATCGGTCAACCAGCCATCATCATCTTCGGCAAACGGTTTGTCGCCGACTTCGACCTCCGCACTCGCCACCAGCCAAGTCATCAAAGGTAGCGCCGGCAACCTCTATTCATTTGAGGTGAGCGCCGACTCCACGCTCTCCGCCTCGGCGTGGTGGATCATGA